GGAATCAAATCAATGTTGTCGGTTAAAGCAACTGACTTTTGACTACGATTATCAATAGTAGTCTGAGTTGTGCCAGTAACTGAAGTTGTTCCATCAAATGTAGTTGTAGCAGTAGTAGCCAGACCATACTGTTCGCCATTCACAAAGATAGACAGTTTTCTGTCACTATCCGTTGTAATTTTCAGATGATAGTTTGTGCTTGCCTCCACTGTGATACCTGTATTAGTCAGGTAATCAGCGCCCGCTATGGAATAAATGAAATACAACGGTGTATAAGATGATAGTACTTGTCCAACAGTTTCATCAGTAGCAAAATAGAAATAAGCCTGATTCGCATCCGTTTCTGGAAGCTGGTCATTAGTTAGTTTCAATCCTGCCCAGATTTTTTGGTTGTCAATTGCAGCACTTGTTCTAATTCCACATTCCCAGTGAACTTGATTTTCAGTACCCCACTTTGTCCCAGCCCAAGCTCCTTGCTTGGTGTCCAAGTGTGGTGTTACAATCATTTGATCTGCGTCTGCTGTCGCTGTTGTCATAGCCATACCTGCAACGGTAGCAGCATAAGTAGCGAGAGCCGATGTATGATTAGTTCCTAATACTTCAAAGGACCTGTTTACAGGTGTATTTGTAGATTCAGTAGTTGAAGCTAGATCGGCATTAGTACCTGGTAGATGGTTAAAATACTCCTCTAAGTAGTATCTTCTTGTGTCTTTGATCCCTAGATCATGAACGGTTCTATCTGCATCCACGCCCGTAGACGTAGCTACGCTGTAGATTTTATAGCCGCCTTTCGATCTTACTGGACCTTCAAAGCTAGTTTTAGCCATAGTTTTCTCCTTGGTCATATAGACCTTTTGTTATGCCGTCTCTATATCGTCCACCTAGCTGGTCTGCATAACTATATTAATGCTAGAAATTTGAATATACTAATATTTATCAGTATACGCAAGTAAAAAAGGGCGTTCCGAGGAACGCCCTCTTTAATAATTAAGCTCCTGGAGAGCCAAATATTCCACGCCAGTCAGACCAGCCGAAGCTGTATCTTTCTCTTGCTTTATATCTAACGTTTCCAGTATCGAAGTCACCTTCCATCGCAGTTCTAATAGGAGCCCTAGTGAAGTGTTTAAGTCCATTAGGAGCATCTGTTTTTAAGAACCAAGCATCAGTGTCAGTTAAGAAATTGTTAACCACATAACCTTGTGGCACCATTCCCATAGACTTGAGTGCATTGATATCATTATCAGCAGTTCCTACTCTTCCTGCAGATTTCATTAACCTTTCAGCTATAAATTGAAGGTTTACTGGGATGATCATTTTCATCGCTCTAAGAGCAATCTTTAATCCCCTTTCATCCTTCATACCCGCAACCTCGATAAGTGCTTGCTCAAGAGAAGTCTCATTGAGGTCAGCAGCAGTTGTTAGCTCGTTCTTTTGGTCTGCACCTAAAGTAGTGTGATCAGTAGCTAAAAGCTCCTTATCATCACCACCAAGATAAGAACTGTTAAATCCTCTATTGAGAATGTTAGCAGCTTTTACTTGCTTAGTGTTAGCCATTGAACGTGCCAATGCTTTTGTATATCGAGTGCTGATTTTGTCGTAGAGATTATCCTCTACGGCTTCTTCGGTTAGTGCGAAAGCCAAAGCAATAGTTTCATGAGTGTAGCGAGCAGTGAAAGTTTCTTGTGCATCTTCATAAGTTACACCTGAACCTTCCGGTTTTACTTCTGCATTACCAAACCCACCTAACATTACTTCTTCTTCGAAAGCACGATCAGAACTTTCATTATCGAAAATTTCTGTGTGCTGATTTTCGTATCGGTCATACTCTAATCCGAACAGAGCGTTCAAGCCAGGTTCGAGTTCTTTGACCAATTGCATTCTTGAAATTACCATTGTCAATTCCTCCTAGCTATTACGTTCCGGTGATACCAGTGCTGCTAAACTTAACATGCTCATTCCACATGATATGCCAGTTAGCATTTGCACTTGATGCATCATCGTTCTCTGGATCTTTCGTAATCCCAACAATTTTGACTTGCAAGCCAGCTGTAGTAGCTTCGTGGCCACTGCTAATTTCTGTCACAGACAGACCATTAACAGCGCTAGAAGTACCAAGAATAGACTCGGTATTTTTACCGATATCTGTTTTAGCAATTGTGCCATCACATTGAGCTTCGAAAAGATAGTACGGATCATCATAGATATACGCGTCAATAGTCGTCCCGCCAGAAATGGAACCAGAAGCGGTTACATCTACATCAGCAGGATAATAATTTGACCATGTAGGTTTTGCACTAGTTGGATCAATATAGAAGCAACCGTTAAAAACACCAAGGTTAGTAGCGCCGGAAGCTGTTCCAGCAATTACATAACCCCCAGACTGCATTACGTGATCGCCTTTAAAGATAGCCGTTCCGTAATTGTCTGAGATAGTGTAGAGGGTAGTACCCCCATTATTAACGCCACTGCCAACTTTTCCAACGGGTCTATACCCAAAGGCCGCGTCAACATTAGCCATGATTTTATCCTCACAGATAAATTATTATAACACACCCCTCATGGGTGTGTAAAAATTGTGTAAATTGTGTGTGAGAAACTAAGTGTTTCTTTTGCCACCAAAACTTACGCGAGTGCTTCTCTCTTTCGAGATTGGCATGCTAGGATGTTGGTCCTTCAAAGGATCGTTTGCAATTGCGTCGTCCTTATCCTGCGTTACTTGTGCAAAATATTTTTTACGCTCTGCTACCGTTTCCTCAGGAATTCGCGCTAGCATTAATCCTCCAACAGCTATAACACCATTATATTTACCTGAATCAATTTGAGGCCATTCAGTATCAGGATATTCATCCCCTCGGACAAATTCCCAACCTTCGCGTAGTCTAGCGGATACATTTTTTTGATCCATCTGTCCTACGGACTCGGCCCTAATCCACCTATGGATAAATCCTGGTGGTGCAGGTGGTGCATCTAGTGATGATGGTGGAGACCATGGTTTCCTTCGAGAAGTTTTCTCTCTGGTTTCAGTCTCGCGTGATGGTAGTTTATTTGTTTTCATTGTTTTTTCCATATGCCTACTCCTTCACGTACTTCGCATATTCGCTTAGTGGCACACCTAGTTTTTTTGATATGGCTACTTGTGATGGTGTGAGTCTCACAGTGCCTTTGCGCCTGATTGGCATGCCCCTGTTTGCGGAGGCAACTGCCTGCGTAGGCGGTAAACCTTGTTCAAATTTATGAGGAAATGTATCCCTCATCCTTTTGTCTACTTCATTATAGTACGAATCGGATGTGGTGTCAAATCCTTCTTCAACCAGTTTACGATGAATTGAGAAGGATGTCAAGGTCATTGGTTCATCTTCCCCAAACCACTTGTTTTTATCAGCCCAGTTCTCTGCCTTTGGATCCGGCGGAGGAGGTGCTTGTGGACGTGGTGGCTGGTACTGAGGCATTTGTGGTTGACGTGGGTCAACCCCCCTTGCTTTCATTTCCTCAGCCAATCGTTCCCTTTGCGCCTTGTGGGCTGCCGCACGGTCCTCTTCTATAGCCAAACGGCTAAGTTGGGTCTGCGCGTCAACCTGTTTGTCAACATCCCCTAGATCCATTGCGTCCTTCAATGACTTCTTGGCTTCAGCAATTTGTGAAGCCACACGGTCACCAAATTCAGAAACATATCCATGGTCCAACGCTTGTGCTTGTTGTCTTATTTTTTGTGATTCACCTTGCACTCCTTGTGCATATTGAATAGCAGCCTGTTCTCTTCTTTCTGTTTCCCTTAATTTCTTGGTCAGCTTGTCAATTCGTGATTGAACTTTCTTGCCGTAGTCTTCAACCTCTGATTCTGAAGCTGCAACGACTTCCTTTTCCCCCACATCTATTGTCTCATCATTCTCTGACGTGATAGCTGTTGGGGTATCCTTTATCTCAACATCAACGGAAGACCCCTCATTAGGGATATCAACCATTTTTTCATCCGCCTCGGCTTGTGTTTGTACCTTGGTTTCTGCAGGCATAATTTACTCCTGTTATTTATATTGCAAGATATCCTCCGGGTCTTTTACCACAGCGATTATCTCGTCATCATTAAGTATTCTCACTTCACCACCTTCTATTCCAAAACGGGATCCGGCGTATCGACCGAATATAATCCAGTCACCTTTTTTACACCATGGTCCATTTGGAAATCTCTCTGTGTCTCTGTATGCATCTGGCCCAACTTTCAAGACTAATGCTGTAACTGTTGTATAGCCCCGCTCCTCGATTGTCTCATCAGACAATATTATTCCACCCTTTGTCTTTCCTTGTCCCTTGTATGGCAGAACG